ATAGCAGGATATAAAGACATTTCTTTAACAATTCCAGAAAACGTATCTTATTTTAGGGCTTCTATAAAAAGAAGTGATGAAGATGATATGTCTACAGAAGAAATACTAACTGCTAAACCTCAAGTAGAATTAGGTTCATCTAAAACTGATTTTGAAGAATATAACAGGCAAACCTACACAGTTAATTTAGGAGATATAGAATTGTGCAAAATTGACGATAATCAAGATTTTATTTATAAAAACAATAACAAATGGTATATAGAAAAAAATGTAAACAAAATAGTATTAAATGGTGAAGAAAGTTGGAGTACATATTCAACTACTGATAATTATTACTATTTTTATACAAATACTTATGATAATGTTATTGATAATCAATTTAATGGATTGTGTGATTCATTTAATGTAAGAAAAAGCAAAATGAAAAAAGATTCTACTGTATCTACTGACACTATTGCTATAGGTGGAAGTGAAGTAAGTAAAATTAGAATAAAAATATTAAAAACAAGATTAACAGGAAGTACTACAACTATATTTGAGAATTGGTTAGAGAATAATAATGTTACGATTTATTACATACCAAAAGAGTTAAGTACAGTTGAAATAACAGATAGTAATTTAATAGACCAATTAGATGCTTTAGAAGAAGCATATAGTTATGATGATAACACAAACATATTAACAACAAATCCAAAAGATAAAGCACCACTTATGGTAAGTGCAAGTGCTTTAAAAAAGAAAGTTAGTCAATAGGAGGAGATAATATGACTTATCAAGAATTTAAAGATAAATACAATGGACAATATTTAGATTGGGACGGTGCTTATGGACCACAATGTTGGGACTTAGCACAAGTTTGGGTAACAGAAGGATTAGGATTACCTAGTTGGGTGTTAAGTAATTGTAGAGTAGCAAGCAATTTGTTAAACGAACCAAAGATAAATGATTTGCTAACTTATTTTTATGAAGTACCTACTACTGAAATGCAACCAGGAGACATCTGTATTTGGAAATATTATGCAGATGATGCAGGACATATTGCATTATACGATAGTTATAATGGATATGAATGTTTTTACTTTACACAAAATCCAGGGCCTGCTAGAGTAGAAGCACTTTATGGTGGAGAAATGCACTCCTTCAGATTAAAAGAAAACAAACAAGTAGTACCTAATGTTGAAAGAGATGTAAACGAAAATCAAATTGAAGTAAAAGTAAAAGAATTAAGAGTAAGAACAGCCCCAGGACTTGATAAAGAAATTATAGGTTATGCAAATCCAGGGTTCTATAATTACTATAAAACAGAAGCAGACGTAGATGGATATGGATGGTATAAGATTTCAAAAGATGAAGACCAATGGGTTGCTTATAATGAAGAATGGTTTAATGTACTTCCTAAAAAAGAAGATGAATACGTCAGATTTAAAGTATTAGAAAAAAAAGATGGATATGTATTAATTGATTTGGGAAAAATTTGGATAAAAGAGTAAAAAATAATTTTAAATTATTACTTAATGTGATATAATTTTATTAAAGAAAGTGGGGTTGATTATTCAACCCTTCTTTTTGTTTAGGAGAAAATTATGTTTGGTGATTTTAAAAAATTTTTATCTGCAAGTTTGCAAGTGTATCTGTTTTTACTGGCAATCATATTTATAATGAAGTTAGTTGGTTTGGATTATTTTGGTATTGATACGAGTAACGAGTTTATAAATTATATGGGATATTTAGTATCGAAACATCAATTGGCAAACAATATAATTTACATAATACCATTAGTAATTAATCAATATGTTTTACTATCAATATCCGCTAACGATAATTCAAAGAGAATGATTATTTACAATCTAATCATATTACCAATATTCTTTGTTTTTGAGTGTATAAAGATACCATTCTTTGGGAACTGTGGAGTACTTGTAGAAATACTATACTCATTAATGGTTTTAGCGATATACACAAAGAAACTAACTAAAGACATTATAAAAAGATTTTTCAAGGTTTTAGGTTTAATACTAATTATTCAGATTATTTCAATAATTACTAGAACAAACAACACAATAGAGTATGTATTAAATCCTATCTTAAACATCATATTAAATTTGGATTACATTATTTTATTAATAATAATGTATAAAGTAAATTTTATGAAAGGAGAGGATAATCTATGTGGTTACCAGGTGGGTCAATGTTTTTCTTCGCTGAAGAAAGAGAAATTAAAGAAATCGCTAAAAGAATTGCTAGAAAACTTGCATAATTTGAATAAAGAGGATAAAATAGCATATATCATTTATTTAACATTAAGTTTAATTTGGAACTTGTTTACTGTTATAACTGTAATCTTAATAGGAATATTAAATGGTACAGTAGTTGAATGTATTTTCATATTAACCTCTTTTTGGATTTCTAAAATGATATTTAGAAAATCTTTCCACCTAAAGAGTATGATACAATGCTTTGTTCTATCCAACTTATCTTATTACCTTTTAAATAGAGTAACAGCACCAATAGGAATAAGTATATTGGTACCAATCTTATTAGGAGTAGGATTATCTTATGGTACTACGAAACTAAGAAAAGAATTAAAGCCACTATATAAAGGGATGCCTTTAGAAGATTTTGATAGTAGTATTCTAAGGGTAGTAGATAAAGATAGTGATAAGTATAAAATATGTTATGATTTCTTCATTGAGAAGAAAAATGCAATACTTTTAGGAAGGAAATACAATTACACAGAAGCAGGTATTAGAAAGATAACTTCTAGGGTAAATGATAAAATAAAGGCACTCAAATGAGTGTCTTTTTTTTGTTTGTATAAATTTGTCTCAAAATAATTTGATAGTTTTGTATCAGAGGAGGAAAGAAGATATTTGTTTAATACGCAATTATCAGTCCTTCTTTTTTTTATGGAGGAAATATGTACGGAAATTATATGAATACATTTAATCAACAAGCAAACCTAGATAGGATTAACAATCAGATAGCAGAATTAGAAAAGATAAAATCAAACTTGCAACAACCAGCACCTATAACACAAAACTTTCAATTAGCACCTACTACATCTATGAGATATGCACATAACATAGATGAGGTATTAAAAACATCTGTAATTGTAGACACACCATTCTTTAGTCAAGATATGTCTGTTTTATGGGTCAAAAACGCCTCAGGAGACGTGAAATCATACGAATTAAAGGAAATTATCAAAAAAGATGAAAAAGACCTTCAAATAGAGTTTTTGAGGGCAAAAATAGATGAATTAGAGAAAGGAATGAAGTCTAATGCAAAATCAAATGATAATGATGCTAATGAACCAACTAAAAGCGAAAAATCCGCAAGCATTTCAGATGATGGAAAAAGCGATACAGAATAAAAATGACCCAATGGAGATATACAAGCAAATAACTAGTAAAAATTCTCCTGAACAAATGAATATGTTTTATAAAAAAGTTGAACAAATGGGATTTCCTAGCGAAATTATAAATAAACTTAAAGGATAGTATCTACACAATGTGTTGATATAAAACTACGAAAGGAGGAAATCAAAGGAACGGTGGAGGAATTCAACCAACAGTAGAATTAGCAACTACTAACGGAAGTGGTTTTTACCCTTATCCAGTAATGTATGGTAATGGTGGAAACGGTGGATTTGGTTTCGGAGGAGACAGTGCTATTTGGTTAATCGTTTTACTTGCTCTTATTTGGGGAAATAACGGTAATGGTGGTTTCGGATTTGGAAACAACTCATTTGACAATGGATACGCTTGGTTATCTAACGGTCAAAAAGAGATTATGCAAAACACTAATAACGGATTTGACACATTACACCTTAGTAACCAATTAGAAGGTACTAGAGACGGAATTTACTCTTTATCTAACCAATTATGTAATTGTTGCTCTGATATGAACCAAACAGTAAGTAATGGTTTCTTTAATGCTGAAATTGCTGCAAATAATCGTGCAGTAAATCAAATGCAAGATACTTGGGCATTAAGTAGACAATTTGCTGATTGTTGCTGTGAAAATCGTTTAGGAATTGCAAACTTAAATTCTACAATCTTAAGCGAAAACTGTGCAGATAGAGCAGCACTTGCTGATGGGTTAAAAGATGTTCTTATCAATCAAACTGCTAATACTCAACGTATCTTAGACCAATTATGTAATGACAAAATTGATGAAAAGAACGATAAGATTAGAGACCTTGAAAGACAATTATCAATGAAAGACTTACAAGCAAGCCAAATCGCTCAAAACGCATTTATTTCACAAGGATTTGCAAACGAAGTTGACGCATTGTACAACAGACTTTCAAATTGCCCAGTGCCTAGTACCCCAGTGTATGGACGCACACCTATATTCACTTGCAACAACAATGGTTGCGGATGTAGTGGATATGCAACAAATTTAATTTAAGCATTAGTCGATAACGATTGCCTGATTACAGGAACTTGCTAATTAAGAATAGGCGAGTCCTATTCTTTTTTTTATTAAGAAAGGAGAAAAATATGATACAAGCATTACAAATAACACCAGAATTATTAGTTTCAAATACTGATAATATTAATTTTGATACAGTAGATTTAAGAGGAAGAAATGCAAATTGCTGTGGTTGGCTTCAATATATGCCAGGAGGTAGTGATTTTACTATCATAGGTGGAGGAACATTCGAAGTCTCTTTCAATGCTAATGTAACAAGTGAAACAGCAGGAATTGTTGCCTTAGCATTAAAAACAGCAACAGGAACTGACCTTGAAGGAACAGAAATGGATGCAGAAGTAACTACACCAGGTAATTATATTAATGTTTCTTTCTCAAAATTATTAAAGATTTGTCCTAGAGTAAATACAACAATAGCAGTAGGTTCATTACCATCAACATTAACAGGAACAACAACTTTGACAAACACAGAAACTGAAATACCAGTAGTAAAAGATGCTAATTTTATCATTCGTAAGATAGCATAATGAATACAATAGATACAACATCTTTAATATTACAAGCATTAAGTTTACAAATTCTTTTTAGAGATTATAACAATAGTGATTTAATGCAAGAATTACAAACACAAGACGAAAAATATCTAAAAAAAATAATGGAACAAAATGAAAAAATTTTGGAACTCCTAGAAAGGAGAAAAAATGGATAAATTAATAGAAGAAATAAAAAAGTATATTGAAGAACAAAAACAATTAGACTCAATAGATATTGATTATATGTATAAAGCAGTAGATATACTTAAAGATTTAGAGGAGGTAAAAAATATGAATAACGGATACGGAAGATATGGTAACTACGGAGAATACGGAGAATATGGAAATTATGGTAGGGAAAACTATGGTAGAAGAGGAGTAGACTCAAAATATCGTGCTTCAAAATATATGGATGGTATGAGAGGTTCTTATGAAGCATACGAGGATGCTCGTAATGAATACAATAATGGTAACTATGGTGCAAAAGAAGAGGGTTTAAAAGAACTAGAATATATGATGCACGCTGCTATGAAGTTTATTAAAATGATTAAAGAAGAAGCAACATCTCCAGAAGAACAAGAAATTGTAAGAAAACACATTATGAAGATAAGTGAAATGTAATGTATAAATTTTACAACGCAAATTCTTTGGGGAAATATGTTGACGATTGTACCGTAAGAGCAATAAGTTTAGCAGAGGGAAAAAGTTGGGACTATACTTATGATAAAATGAGTAATCTTGCTCAACTTAATGGTACAATGATGGACGATGGAAAGTTCATAAGAGACTACTTAGATTGTTATTATGATAGAGTTAAATACTTACCTTATACAGTAGGAGAAGTAGCAGGAGAATATCCTAATAATATCTTATTAATAACAATGAAAGGTCATATCACTTGCTCAAAATACGGAACTATTTATGATAGTTTTGATTGTAGACATAGAGTTGCAGAAGATGCTTGGATAATAAAATAAAAAGACTATTTCTAGTCTTTTTTTAATCTAAATAATTTCTCCTAAATACATCTAAAAAATCTTCTCTAGTACCTATATTTTTTTCAAAATATTCTTGTGATTTCTTTTTCCATTTAGTAACAAATGGCGAGTCATCTTGTAATATTTGATGACACCTTAAACATAAAGGTATAACGAACCCAAACTTCATTGAGTTTTGTCTATTTTTACCTTCAAATATTTCGTGTTTTGTTAAATTAACCATACTACCACAATTACAACACATACCAAACCCATCAAAAAATACACTATAACGATTTTTCTCTAACTTTGATAATTTAGTACTTTTCTTTTTCATTTCTTTCTTTCTTCTATACCTAATTTATACCAATATCTAGCAGACCTAGGACTACAATACACTTTATCAGCAATTTCTTGCCAAGTAAGGTGTCTTTTTTTACCGTTCCAGTCTGTTTTAAATTCCCTTTCTTTTAAACATACAACTGCTTTAATAGTTTCTCCATATTTAGATAGTCGTTGTATTTCTTTTTCTTTTAATTCATTTAAATCGTTAATCTTATTAGTAATATATAAAATAGTAACTTCTAACTGTTGCTCACTTTCAATTTCCACATATTTTAATAAATTATCAGTTCTTTTACCACCATCAACCATAACTTTATCAAATTGTGTTGCTTTAGGTAATACTAATGTTCTAAGTTGTTCTAATCTATTTTGGTAAAACTCTAAGTTGTTTTGAAGTTCTTCTAATTGATTATATATTTCTTCTAATGTCATCTTTCCTCCAATTTCTTTCTTAACTCTAGTATGTATTTATACGCTTTGTAATACATACTTTTTTTATCATAAAGTAAATCGTTTTGTTCCATACTATAAGTTACTGGTATATTATCCCTTAAAAAAGTTATAATTTCCATAATTTCTCTTTCACTCAAAATAATCTTCCTCCAATGCTCTTATTAAATTATCTCTAAATTCCTTTTGTTCTACATCCTTAAATCCTTTATAATTTTTTATTAAATCTAATGCTAAACTTATTTTTCTTTCTGCTCTTTTTTTATCTTCTATTGCCCAATTTTTTTCATCCATTAATTTGGTGTTTGAATTAACTATACTCTTATAACTCAGTTTCATCTCAGTTAATTCGTGTTCTAATGTCTTTCTATCAATCATATAACCACATTAGGATGTATACCACTAACAAAATAAAACAAATTAAAATCATATAATTTCCTCCAATTCAATTCCATATCTAAATTCAAACATTTTTTTCTTAAGTCTATAAACCTTATCTTTCGCCGTGTATGGCGATTTAACGTCAACAACGTGTATTCTATCATCCTCAGTAGAAATGAAGGTGAAATCGGCTTTATATACTATCTGACGGCGTGTTTTGTTATTGATTTTAAATTTGTCTTGTAAAATGTATTCTTTTTGCAATTCTAAACATTTAATTAGCCCTTTTTTTTCATCTTCTTTTAGTTTAAGGTAGTATTCTCCTTCTTTTTTACTATCGAAAGTAATTCCATCAACTACTACTTTCTTTGAAAAAAACTTACTCCTTCTTTTCAGCCTCCTTTTTTAACTCTTCTTGAATATTTTTAGGACACTCATATACAGTATAAAGAGTTTTATTCCCTTTACTGTATATGAAAACGTAATTTTTGTATATTTTCGCTTTTTGAAATCGACTTAATTTTTTTAAATAACAGACAACTGTTTTTGACATTCCTTTGTTTATCGCATCTTCAACGCATAAACCTTTTTGTAGTGCTTCTTTAAAAAACTTTGCTTTACCTTTTCTATCTATAGACGTTCTCTCTTTAATTCTCATTTTACTATGTTTACTTAATCTCATACTATCCCTCTAAATCATAAGTTTGTATTCCATAAGCACCTTGTCTATAAACAATTCTAGCAAAATCGTGTATTTTCATTAATATTTTAAACTTTTGATAACAATAAGTAGTAAATTCACTTTTAGTATACTCCAATTCTTTTGAATACTTAACACTATTTAACATTATTTCATTCCATCTATCAGCCAAAGAAAGGGCTAGTTGAGACAACTTATAAGCAGATGTGAAATCGCTGCTATCTAGGTTGTTAAAATCTTCCACTAGCCCATCATATAATTTAATATCTTTTTCTAATTGTTCTTTCATTACCAAGGCAAGTCGCTATCAGTAATCTCAAATTGACTTCCAATAGAACTTTCTGTCTTTATAGACATATCTTTGTACTGATTTTTCTTTTGTGTTAAGAACTCTATTTTATCTGCTACAACCTCAGTTGAATAGTTTTTTTGCCCATCTTTTTCATATTCTCTACGTTGTATTCTTCCTTCAAGTAATATTTTACTACCTTTACCACAGTACTCATTAACATTCTCAGCAAGTTGGTTCCACACAATAATAGGTATGAAATCAGTTCCATCTTTAGTTCTAGGTACTGCTAGATTAAACTTAGCAACAGGTGCACCACCAGTAGTTGTTTTAAATTCAATATCAGTTGCTATATTACCACTTAATATTATTTTATTCATTATCCATTTCCTCTAACATACGTAAAATCTTAGTAATTTTCTTTAGTTCATTAGTTTCTTTTACTTTTTTAGAGATTTCATCATCATCCATAAAACCAAGTTCTACGCATTGTTCAAACATTTCTTTAGGGATTTGTTCCTTTAACTCACCGATTAAGCAAGCAATCATACTTAAAACCTCATCAGGTTTAGCACTCATACCAAATCCTTTATCAGTCATAATAATGTAGCAATTTGCATTTGGACATTGTTCTACAAATTTATCCATAGCAGTTTTTAAATTCTTCTTTTCTTTTTTCATTTTATTTTCCTTCTTTCTTTAATTTCTTTTCTAATATTAATTTGCACTCATTTAATTGTGCATTAGTCATTTCACTAACTCCACCTACTTGAAAATGATTTATCATATCTTCGTGGTCAGTGTTAGTTTTTCTTTCTAATTCGTTAATTTCACTAATTAGTTTAATTCTTTCATCTTGTTCTTCATCAGTAGGTAGTTTTTCTCCAGTTAAAATTTCATAACACTTTTTATCGTATTCATTTGCTTTATTGTTAATAAACCATAAAACATACTGGTCATCTTCTTGCAATACTTCTAACATTTTTTTACCATTATGTTTTCCAAATGTAAAAGTCCATTTAACAGCATCTTCTTGTGTTGCTTCTTTTACTTGTGTCAAACTTGCTGCATCATCATCCTCAGTTGCTAGACCTAATGCCATTAATAAAGAATATCTACGACAATATGTAAGACTTGAACCATACTCTTGAACTGGGTTCTTAATTCCTTGCAACACAGCATCAACAATTTGACAACCTCTGTGTACCGTTTCAACACCATCTTGAATAATGTGTGTTACAATGTAGTCTTTTTGATTAATATCACAAGTATCTACTTCTTGCCAATAACGGATACCATTTTCTTCACAGTATTTGTTAATATCAGCAAGTTCTGTGTACTTATAACCATAACCCTCTGTCTTTTTAGCAATTGTGCTTTTCACTTTTATTCATCTCCTTCATAAATGTAAATATCGTAATGTGATTTTGTGCCATATCTATCAGTAAAATTTACTCTTTCATTTCTGATATTCATACCTCTTTTACGCAAATTAAATATAATAGCACTTAATCTTGTAGCACCATATTGTTCAATTGCTTCCCAAGATGTAATTCTACCTTTTTCAATTAAATGTAGAGCAACTGCTTCTGTTTTATTCACTTAAGTTTCCTCCTTTCTTTAATAATTTCATTTAACTCTTTTGCCATTTCCTGGCATTCTCTATAGGAACCTTTGAAGACTTTTCCCCAACCATATCCGTGGTTAGAGACACTCTCATAATAAACTATGTAGTCTCCTGTTTCATCTGGTTCATTACTCTTTTTAACTTTATACGATTGTTCTTTACTTAATCTATTGATTTGATTAAGAAGTCTATCTCGTAAACCAAGTTTTCTAGGTCTTCCCTTTTGCTCGGAATATTTTTTAGTAAGTCTTTTATCGAACCCACGCACTTCTCTAATACCTCCAATCTATCTCTATCGTTAATTCGTTGCTGCAAAATTTCTAATTCATCATCACTTAAATAATTTTCTATCATAATAATCTCTCCATAATTTTTAATTTGTCTAAATCTTTACTAGTAACATAAGGAATACCTTTATAAGTAGGTAAATCTCTTTCATAACAGTAGATTAAAATATCATTAGGTACAATATCTTCAAGTACTGCTATATCATTTTTAA